ACTATCAGAACTTGGACTTAGAAACCGGATGACGGGCGTCCCGTTGGCAAAGATAAAGTAGGAGGCTGTAATGGCTTGTGTGATGAATCCTGGTTTTTGGGTATACTTAATTTTCCTGGTTGCGGCGGTAATGATCATCAGGCTCGCAGTTCCAGCGATAATCGGATTCTTCGGGTTTGGCGGGGTGGTTGTGCAGATAATCATGATCATTCTATGGGCGGTGATTGCTGCTGCTGGCGTATATTTCCTGTTTGAAGTATTTAGTTGCGTTTTTAGCGGCGGTTTCCCGAGTATTCCTGGCCCAGGAAGGAGAAGCGATTTTGGCATCCCCTTTCATGTGGCCGATACCGCCTCCTATCTGCAAACCATGCTGAGATGATCTATGAGTTTCCAGAGCCTTGAGATCATCTTGTTTGTGGTTGGTGTTTTTGCATTCATCGCCGGATTCGTGCTCGGGTGGTTATCAAGTCCTCCAATGCTTCTAAAATGGGAGGAAGCGCAAATACAGGCACAGATGAAGGCGTGGAACGAAGAGCAGGAACGCCGCCGATCGGCGGTTGATAGTTTCGTCAAGGAGAAGTCAGATGGGACGCTGGGGCGGCCGTAATTCCCCACATGCAGGGGCGCGCGATTTCCAGATCGGCGCGCTATCTTCCGAGGAACTGTCTAAATTTCGCAGGCTGAAACCAAGCGATCAGAATAACATAGTCAACTTGATTGAAAAGATAAAGTTCCACGAACGGAACAATCCAGCCAAGGCAGGCGAGTTCAAGCAAAAACTCAAAGCTTTGGAAACGTCTTTGGGGATTTGAAAACTATGGTCGCGAAACTCGCGGTCGTCGATCCGCCACGAAAACAGCGTAAACACATGACTGGAACCGTGCTGCGGTTGAAGCAGATGATGTCTTCGGTCGCACGGCCGCAGTCGTTTACGATTCCTGAGTTTCCTCCCGGCATCGCGCCAAAGAAGGCGCGGATGGCGATGGACGACGCTTTCGGGGCGGTGAATGCTTGGGGCAATCAGTCAGCGTTTGTCGCCTCTGCTGCTGTCAACTATGCGTCGGCGGCATTGGAAGGGCTGGCGTTCCCAGGTTATGCGTTCCTTGCCGAACTTGCGCAGCGCCCTGAGTATCGCCGCATCTCGGAAATCGTCGCAACCGAGATGACGCGCAAGTGGATCAAGATCACGTCCACTAGCAAGGACGACGACAGCAAGATCGAACAGATCAAGATTATCGAGTCCGAGCTGAAAAGACTCAATGTCCGCGATTGTTTCCAGAAATGCACAGAATTGGATGGATACTTCGGGCGCGCGCATCTCTACATCGACACTGGATTTGTGGATGATCGCGAGGAATTGAAAACGCCGATCGGCGACGGCAGCAATGAAGTTTCGATGCGCAAGCTGGTCGGAAAGACCATCAATTATATACAACATGTCGAGCCGGTCTGGACTTACCCGACCTCCTATAATTCGATCGATCCGCTGAAACAGGACTGGTACGAGCCGAACACGTGGTTCGTTCTCGGCAAGGAAATCCACAAGACTAGATTGTTGAAGTTCGTCGGGCGCGAAGTCCCGGACATGTTGAAGCCTGCTTATTCGTTCGGCGGCCTCAGCATGTCGCAGATGGCGATTCCGTACGTCAACAACTGGCTGCGGACTAGGCAATCAGTTGCCGATATCATTCATTCATTTTCGGTGTTCGTTCTCAAAACCGATCTTTCGGAAAGTCTATCTGAGGGAGGCGAAGAACTATTCCAGCGCGCGGAAGCTTTCAACATGTTCCGCGACAACAAAGGCGTCTTTCTTCTCGACAAGGACGGTGAGGACTTCGCCAATGTCAGCGCCCCTCTTGGTTCTCTTGATCACTTGCAGGCGCAGACTCAGGAGCACATGTCAAGTGTGAGTGGTATCCCATTAGTTAAGCTAACGGGTATTTCGCCTTCGGGTTTGAACGCCACATCAGAATTTGAGATGCGTGCGTTCTATGACTGGATAAATGCGTTTCAAGAAAAGCTATTTCGCCCTAACTTGACTATCGTCATCAATATGATTCAGTTGTCCAAGATCGGAAAGATAGATCCGGACATTACGTTTACGTTCGAACCGTTGTGGGCCTTGGATGAAAAGGGCCAGGCCGAAGTCAATCAGATCAAATCGCAATCCGGCATAGCCATGGTAGAAGCCGGAATTCTTTCGCAGGAGGAAGAACGCAAGCGTGTTGCTACCGATCCGAATTCGGATTATTCATCGATCGATGTGGAAGACGTTCCGGACTTGCGGCAGGAGGAGGAACAAGGCCTTGAACCACACGGCGGCGCGGCAAGGATTGCTCAAGGTGCTGCTGAACAACAAGGCGAAGTGGATCCGGTCGGCCAGGTCGGTCAAGGCGAGGGAAGCGAGGACGAAGAAGGCCAGGACGATGAGCCTTTCGCAGCCGGAGAATTGCGCCCTGACTATATAGCTGAGGAAGCATACGAACGTGATGCGCAGCCTGATCATCCGGGCCGCGGCTCGCCGAAGAATCGCAAGATTGCCGAAGCCGCTTTGAAATTGAGAGACAAGCCGGGCTACAAAGGCGAACTACATGACGATTACTTGGAAGGCAAGAATCCGCTTCCAGGCACGCTTTTGAAAGAACGCGCCGCACTTAGGAAAGAAGCAGCCGACGACGAACCAATGCCCATGGTTCGCGAACGGAAGATGAATCCTAAGTTCTTGGAAGGGAAGCACCAGACCGATCCGGATTATCTGAAAAGACGCTCCCAGCAGAGAGACGAGGCTGCATTTGATGCGAGACCTAAACTAGGTTCCGATGAATGGAATGATGTCGTAAACGACTGGTCGGTTTCAGGTGCAATAAGTCATCCAATGACCAAGGCGGCGATGGCGGCTTTGTT